GCCCTGTGCGTCCCCTTCCAGGTCGACGCGCCTCGACGAGAGGTATCGGTGGACGGCCCTCCTATTGTTGAGGTTCACCCCACTCTTGCGGAGTCGTCGACAGTACATGTCGATGGTCGACGGGGCGTAGTTGTTCGCTTGCAGGACTGTTCGAAAGTGTTCCATGGTCGTTTCCTTAGCAAATCATACCATCATAACTTTAACGAAGATGCGTTTGAGAGGGATTCTCGACTCCTCTTGCGTCTTAAAGCAAATAGCGTGCTCATCCAGTTCTTCATGGCTCTATCGTGCTTTTCAATATCATCAGTTCCCAATATACTAAGGCCATTACACACATCTGGTTTATTATCTTTCTCCGGAAACTCCAAGTTGAATTGGATGATGGCGTTCGCGGGAATGTCCGGGGCGTCATCCAACAGGCGGTCGTATTCCTGTCGACACGCGTTGACGAACTCGATGACGTCCTGTCTGTGTTCGGGGTCCAAGGACAGCTCCATGTCGATGTTCCTGTAAAATTTCGAATACTGCACACACATCGCGGAGTGCGCTTCCGCGAGTTGCGCGCTCTGTGAAAATTTCGAGAGCGATGTGAGGATGCCACCGAGTACGTTTAAAAACGCGAAAAAATACTGGACTATTAAAATTTTATCCTTCGTTCCACTGTGTGTGCTGTCGCTTCCAGCGGGGTTGAGCACGGCGAATCCACCGACCCCCGTTATGCTACTGATGACTATCGATGGGTAGGACATGTAATCGTTCACCCTCTTGAAGTGCAACCTGGCGTGATTGTGAAGCCACCTGTAGCCGGCGGCTTTTTCGGCCCAGCGCACGAGGAGCTGTTCCTGTTTCGGGCACCATGTGTGGGTGGCGTCCATTATTTTACGCGCACATTTTTCGCCTGTTCCCTTGCGAGGGTGTCGACCCTTTCATTCTGTGGGTGGCCGTTGTGCGCCTTCACCCATCGCCACTGGACATCACTCATCCGTTCAAGTAAAGTGTCTATGTGCACCCAGTGTTCTTTATTTTTCACTGGCGTCTTCTTTGCTGTCGTCCATCCATTCTTTTTCCAATTTGCCATCCACGACGTGACCCCGTTTTTCACGTAGGAACTGTCGGTCCATAAGGTCACTCGGTCGATGCCTTCCTCGACGCAACGTTCCAACGCCCGTTCGACGGCTGTGAGTTCCATGATGTTGTTCGTGGTGTGTTCGTCGGCACCGGAGAGTTCGAACGCGTCGCACGTGCACGCCCACCCCCCAGGCCCTGGATTTCCCAAACAACTTCCATCAGTATAGATATTCATCGCTATGAATGAATATATTTTCTAAGGTTTAATTAATATGGACGCCCAGACCCAGATTGTAGCGAACACCGGGGGTGGTGGTGGTGGTGGTGTGAGTCAGCGAACAGTCATCATCCTCGTTTTGGCCCTCGTCGTCTTGGGTGCTGTGACGTATTATTTTTTCTTTTATGAGAAAAGTGAAGATGAAGAAACACCGAGTGCAAACACGGCGTGCAGTGCACAAACCACGGAAGCCGCGTGCATCTCACCGTGCGTGTGGGACGGGGTGACGTGCAAAGATGCACCCTCAACTTTTTCCCCGGAAGACAAAATCGCGGATGTCGGCGGCCTCTCGGCTCGATATCTCCCGAGTGGGTACGACGAGACCGAGGGGAAGTGGAAAGACACGGAGGGGGGCAAAGTCTTCGACGTCCTCGGCGCACTCACCAAGTCTTCGGACGAGAAACAAGTCACGGGGGACACTCTCACGAAGTTTACCCTCCCCGCTGGACTCTTTGACCGCCGATACACTCTCTTCACGGTGGCCAAGTACAACGGAGACTCCAAAAAGCGAATCTTCACCAGTAGTGAGGGTGATTGGTACTCTGGACACGACGACGGCAAGTCCGGAGTGGCCAAACACGACAACGTGCTCACGGAACACATCGACCACTACGGCGACGGGTGGGTCGTCTCGTGCGACCAAAGAGATATGTATCGCGCAAACGGCATCAGACTCAGTGGTTTGCACTACGGCGAGGGTTTACCCGAGAACATTGGTGTGAACATCAAGTCGGGTTGGGAATCGGACTTTGCCATCGGTGAAATCCTTGTGTACTCGCGTGAGCTGACCATGGATGAAATTCAAATCATCGAAAAGGTCCTCCTTGACAAGTACGTGGTGCCCCCGAAGACTTACTTCGGTGGTGAACTGACGAACGCCGGTGTGGATGACATCTACGATGCCGAGGTGGATTGTGGGGAAAACAGCGCGCTCACGGGTGTGAGGGTTCAAGACGGGAACGTACACAAATACAAATGCATGTTTAACATGGACGACATGAACAACTCTGGATACATCAGAGACAACATCGAAGACACAAAGTCTGGGAACTACATGGAAGACATGGCGAACCAACGCATGGACTGCGGTTCCAAGGCACTGCAAGGGTACAAGTTTCGACCGTCTTCCGATGACACGAAGGTGTCGTTACGATACAAGTGTGCCGGTGGTCTCGTTGACGAGAACGATTGTGAAGAGAAAACGTCTGAATACATGGACGTGGCTGACATCGTCTCGCACGTCATTGATTGCGACAGCGACGACAAAGTATTGACGTCCGTGCGTTTCAAAACAATGTCCGAAGACACGTCAAAGGGACGATACGAGTACACGTGCTGTAAGCCGAAGGGGTACTAATTAAACAAAAGAAAGCCAATCAAATATTAAGATTTATGATAAAAATGTTAATATTTGAGTAATTTTTTTAAATATTTACGCTGAAAAAAGCTTAGTTGGAGAACGCGAGACCGCCCATACCGGATTGCACACGGAGAACGTTGTAGTTCGTCGCGAAGAGGTGCATCGTTTCGGAGGACGTGGCGCCAGACTTGAGGGACACGGACACTTGAGCGTTGTCAATGCGCGAGAAGTTGCACGTACCGGACGGTTGGTGCTCTTCCGGCTTGAGCGCGAAGGAGTAGGAGTAGACACCCGGCACCGGGGAGCCCGTGTGGTAGGTGTACGGTTGCACTTGGTTGAAGTACTTACCACCTTGCGCCTTCATGCGGTCTTGGCCGTTGAGGACGAGCTTGAACTCAGACAACGGACCAACAGCGCGCGCCGCTCCGACCGCACCATCTTCGCAGACAGTGGACTCGGAGTAGCCCGTACCGACGGCGAGGAGCGGGGCACCAGTACCGTAGGTGACCGGGACGAAAATGTTCGAGGTGGCACCGAGGGCACGGAGGTCAGATTCAAGAACAACGGCATCTTCGTCCAAGTTGGACGTGAAGTTCCAGAGGGAGGCGTTGGAGACGGAGCCGTTGCCGAACGCGAAGACGAGCTCCTTGACCGGGTGGTTGAAGGAGAGGCGGACGTTCTTCGTGCTGGTGGCGCTGACGGCGTCGGAGCCAGTGTGTTGAACTTGCTCGATGAGGTATTCGTGGGACTTTTGGGCGAAGCGGCGTCGTTCCTCGGTGTCAAGGAAGTGGTAGTTGGCCCAGCACTTGAGGGTGGAACCATCGGTGTATTGGGAGAACTCAGAGCTCAAGTCGACATCGACGCGGCATTCGTGGTATTGAAGCGCGATCAACGGGAGGGACAAGCCCGGGTGGCGGTTGAACCAGAAGATGAGCGGCAAGTAGATGGCACCGTTTTGGGTGTTGGACGTCATCTTGGCGTAGTCAGCCTTCTTGGCTTCGCTGTGGTACAAGTTGTCGAACAAACGCCACCACTTTTGGAAGTGGCGGTCGATGCGCTGGCCACCGATGGAGACTTCGATGTCCTTGATGGCACGCTCGGCGGCGTAGATGGCCGAGGCACCCTTGGTGGAGGATGCGAGACCAGACTTCGCGACCATTTCGAGGTACATGTCCTGGACCAAATCACCGTTGCGGGCGATCGTGATCGAGACGCGACCGTTGTCGGCCGGGTTGCCGTTGACGGTTTGCTCGATGACTTCGGAAGCGAAATTCGAGTGGCGCTTGTACACCGCCTGGAAAAAAGTGACCTTCGGGTTCGCGGTCAAGTACAGGTCTTGGGAACCGTATGCGACGAGTTGCATGAGACCACCAGCCATGGTGAGAGTTGTTTTGTACTATACACCAAGAAAATAATTTTGCCCTGGACCGCGCGGTAAAACGCGCCTGGTGTTTTCTAAGTTATGGGTATAAGACATGAGCGACATTGAAGAAGGCGAAATCGTGCACGAAGAGGAGGAGGAGTTCGACGAGGAAGACATCGACATCGACATGGACGACTTCGCGCCCGAAGAGGGGTCGGCCGAGGTCCTGGCGTCGACTCTCTCGACCCCAGACGGGGACACCGTGTGCACGGCCCTGTTGCGCATCGGAGACCAACTCGAGATGCAAAACAAAATTCTCATAAAAATTTTGTCCAAACTCACTTAAAAATTCTCAGCATTAATTATTCAGACCGACCGCCATGAATTCCACGCATTACATCGAGAGGGACCCCGACACAGGGGCTTCAGAAATGGAGCTCCTGAGAAATCAAATCGTGACTCTCTCGAGTGAGCAGATTCTGCGCATCCTTGGACTGATGGAAGAAAATTGGTACCTGGGCGAGACTGCCGGTAAAGACATGATGACGAAGTGTGTCCGCCTGGGATACGATCAATTTTTCGATCCGTCCGAAAGAGCGAGTGGGTTTCCGACGAGCATAGATATTAAAGCCGTCGACGGCAAGAGAGACCGGGAAATAAAGGTTCTGAAAAACATCGGTTCACGGGTCAAGGCGCTGGCTATGACAGACTACGTGGAGAACGAGAGCGTGAACCTCACCGCGGCGGAGCGCGTGTGTAGACTCATCAAACAGGTGTCGGAAGCGTTTAAGAACGTCCGTCTGCACCTGAACACGATGCAGAGGATAAAGAATCCTCGGGAGATGCCGGACAAGATGAACGCGGACCCGGAGTATTTCGACGCGACACCGATGGACGAGACGCGCCTGGGCGAAATGACCCCGTTTCAGCGGGCGATCGTGGCCTGTCTGGACGAGACCTATAAGAAACACATGCGTCGATATAAAGGGGAGTGCTACGTCCAAAGGATTTCAGAGGGTGCCTACACGCGTTCGTGGAAACAGGTGTGTGCCATTCCAGAGTTCGTCTATGAGTTCGCGGAGAAGGAGGTGAACTTTGACTTTTGGAAGGACATCACGTCCCGTGGGAACACGGCGAGAGAGGTCATCAACTACCTGTCGAACTGCATCGACAGTCAGTTTCCTGAAATCGTCAAAGATAGACACGTGTGGAGTTTTAAGAACGGTCTGTTCATCGGTAAGGAGTGGCAGCCGAAGGAGGGGAAATACGCGTGTCGCTTCTACCCGTACGAGAGCAAGCAGTTCCGTTCCCTGGACCCTACCCTGGTGAGTTGTAAGTTTTTCGACCAACACTTCGATGATTACGACTACATCGAAGACTGGTGGGACATCCCGACGCCACACTTCCAAAGCATCTTTGACTACCAGAGTTTCGACGAGGACGTCGCCCGGTGGGCCTACGTCATGGGTGGTCGCCTGTGTTTCGACGTCGGGGAGTTGGACGGGTGGCAGGTCATCCCCTTCTTCAAGGGCATCGCGCGTTCTGGTAAGTCCACGGTCATCACCAAGGTGTTTCGCAAGTTTTACGAGAGCAACGACGTGCGCACGCTCTCGAACAACATCGAGAAGAAGTTCGGTCTCTCCAGCATCTATGATTCGTTCATGTTCATCGCCCCTGAGGTGAAAGGGGACCTCTCCCTGGAACAGGCCGAGTTTCAATCTCTCGTGTCCGGCGAAGACGTGTCCATTGCCGTGAAGCATCAAAACGCCATCAGCATGCAGTGGACCACCCCTGGGGTCCTGGGTGGGAACGAGGTGCCGTCGTGGAAAGACAACTCCGGGTCCGTCCTCAGACGTATCCTGCCCTGGAACTTCCGTCGTCAGGTGCGAGAGGCTGACCCACACCTGGACCAGAAGTTAGAGGAAGAGTTGCCAGCCATCCTCCTCAAGTGTGTGCGCGCCTACCTGGAGTACGCCGATAAGTACTCCGACAAAGACATCTGGAACGTCGTCCCAGAATATTTCAAATCCGTCCAAAAGGAAGTCGCGAAGATGACGTCGACGATTCATCACTTCCTGGAAGACACCAGTGTGCAGTTCGGTAAGGATTTGTTCGTTCCTCAGAGCATCTTCCTGGCCGCGTTCAACCAGCACTGCCAGATGAACAACTTGGGAAAACCCAAGTTCAACGAAGACAGCTACGCGGGTGCGTTCAGTCAGCGCGACATCACCGTATCGACGGCCTCGCTCACCTACCGTGGACGCATGTACAACAACCAAAAGTTCATTCACGGTTTAGACGTCATTCAGGAAGAGTTAGTTTTTGAATAAAATATCTCTACATATATTAATGACCCCACCCCAACTCAAGGCGTTTCTTAAAAACTCAAACGTAAAGGTGGACATGGCGCCCGTGGCCTCGCCCGTGGCCTCGCCCGTGGCCTCGCCCGTGGCCGCACCGTCAACGCCACCGCTCACGTCGCCCCTGCGGTACACGAACTTCATCGCCGAAGTGG